GCACTGTTTATTAGTACTCCTGATGGAACTGCGAGTTGGTTTTATGATATGTGGTGTTTTTGTGGTGAACAGGAATGGGATGATTGGGGAAGATGGAGTTTTACAACAGTGGAGGGGGGTAATGTAGCGAAAGAGGAGGTTGAAGCAGCTAGGGCGCAGTTAGATGCGAGAACATTCAGACAGGAATTTGAGGCAAGTTTTGAAAATCTTACTGGATTGGTAGCTGTTAGCTTTGCTGATGAGAATATCGACAAGGAAGTACAGGATTTACACATGCTTCCCTTGTTAATTGGGCTGGATTTTAACGTAGACCCTATGGCAGGAATCTGTGCTGTGAAGCATAATGATACGCTTTATGTTTTTGATGAAATTATGTTGACAGGAGGTGCTACTACATGGGATTTTGCAGAGGAGGTTACGAGAAGATATGGAGTAGATCGTAGGATTATTGCTTGTCCAGACCCTACTGGAAGTGCAAGAAAGACCAGTGGAGTTGGTGTAACGGATCATACAATACTTAGAAGATCTGGTTTTACTGTTATGAGTCCTAGAAGCCCCTGGAAGATCAGAGATAAAATCACTGCTGTCAATACTGCCTTGTTTGATGCCAATGGCGATAGGAGGACGCTTATACATCCTCGTTGTAAAGAATTGATAAAAGC